GGTGCTGATAAAGAAAAATTAGTAAAAACTTTAAAGGCAAAAACTAAATTAAAAAAAGAACTAGAAAATATCCTAGATAATAAAAAGATATAATGTCATCTAAAGAAAGGTTTTTATATATTGCTATAGTATTTTTTGGTGCTTATTATTTAATTAATATGTATTCTTCCAATGAAGATGAGTATATCAATGAGTATAATAGTAAAATAGAAGCATTAGAAAATAAAATTAATTCCTTACATAGTATAAACGAAGAATTGACATTAGAAATTGATACTTTAAATGGTCAAATAAATAAACTAGACCAGGAAATTAATAAACAAGATATCAAAATAGTTACATTAAAAAGACAAACAAATGAAAAAGTTAATAATGTTGATTCTTTTGGGGATAATGAGCTTGAACAGTTTTTCGCAGAACGCTATAGACAGTACCTCGATTCAATTAAAAAAACCAATAGTCCGTCTAGTAATTAAAGATTTAATAATAGGGGATGGTTTTAAAAAAGAATTAAGTTTAATAACAATAAAGTATTCTTTACTAGAAAATAAAGTTATGTTAAAAGATAGTGTTATTGGTAATCTTAACTTTAAAATTAATAATTTCAATTCTATATTAAATACAAAAAGTTCTCAATTAGAAGCAACTCAACATTTAAATGATAAATTAAAGTTTGAAATTAAAAAACAAAAACTTAAGAATAAACTAACAGCGGGAGCTGGGATAGTAGCTGTATTAGCTGCTGTACTTTTAGTAAAATAGTATGTCTGATTTAAAAAAAGTAATACGTCAAGAATATTTAAAATGTGCTCAAGACCCAGTACACTTTATGCGTAAATACTGTTATATACAGCATCCACAACGAGGGCGCATACAGTTTAATCTATACCCGTTCCAAGAAAAAGTATTAACGTTATTTCAAGAAAACCCTTATAGTGTAGTATTAAAATCTAGACAGTTAGGTATTTCTACTTTAGGTGCCGGTTATTCCTTATGGTTAATGACTTTTCATAAGGATAAAAATATTCTTTGTATCGCAACTAAGCAAGAAACAGCCAAAAACATGGTTACAAAGGTAAAATTCATGTATGAAAACTTACCTTCATGGCTTAAAATAGATGCTCCTGAAAATAATAAATTAACCTTACGATTAGCAAATGGATCACAAATTAAGGCAACATCCGCTTCAAGTGATGCGGGTAGATCTGAAGCAGTATCTTTACTGTTAATTGATGAAGCTGCTTTTATTGATAATATTGGAGAAATTTGGGCATCCGCACAACAAACACTAGCTACAGGGGGTGGTTGTATAGCATTATCTACACCTTATGGTACTGGTAACTGGTTTCACCAAACCTGGGTTAGGGCAGAAAATAGAGAAAATCAATTTTTACCTATAAAACTCCCTTGGTATGTCCACCCAGAACGCGACCAAGCATGGAGAGATAGACAAGATGAATTATTAGGTGATCCTAGAATGGCGGCACAAGAATGTGATTGTGATTTTAGTACTTCGGGTGATATTGTATTTTATCCTGAGTACATAGATTTTTACGAAAAAACATATATAAAAGATCCTATGGAAAGGAGAGGTGCTGATCAAAACTTATGGGTTTGGGAATCACCTGATTATACAAGAGATTATGTTGTGGTAGCAGATGTTGCTCGAGGAGATGGAAAAGACTATTCAGCTTGTCATGTAATTGATGTGGCCAATAATGTACAAGTTGCTGAATATAAAGGACAATTAGGTACAAAAGAATATGGACATTTATTAGTTGGTTTAGCTACTGAATATAATGAAGCAATGCTTGTAATAGAGAATGCTAATATAGGTTGGGCAACTATACAAGTTGCTTTAGATAGACAATATCCTAACCTTTACTATTCACAAAAGAGTGACTCCCCAAATGCTAGTTCGTATTTTGACAAATATCAAGACCATTCAAAAATGGTAGCTGGTTTTACAATGTCTTCTAGAACAAGACCTATGGTAATAGGTAAATTCCAAGAATATATTAGTGATAAAGGAGTAACAATACAATCAAAAAGGTTGTTAGAAGAAATGAAAACCTTTATATGGAAAAATAATAGAGCAGAAGCACAAAGTGGGTATAATGATGATTTAGTAATGTCTTTTGGCATAGCTATGTATATTAGAGATACAGCATTAAAATTAAGACAACAAGGATTACAGGCAACTAAAAATGCTTTAGGGGGTATGACTGTAAATAGAACAGAATATCAAGGAGGATATGGTTTTTCAAAAGGATCTGATAATCCTTACCATCAAGATATAGGGGGTAGTAAAGAGGATATTAGATGGCTTCTTTAGGTAATATTTATAACAATAATAACAAATTATGGCTGATAAAAGCGTATTTACAAGATTAAAGAGATTATTTTCAACTGATGTAATTATTAGGAATGTTGGTGGTGATCAAATTAAAGTAATTGATAGTGGTAAAATACAATCTACAGGTGAATTAGAAACTAATTCATTAATGGATAGATATAATAGAATATTTTCAACAAGCCCTACATCTTTATATGGGGCTCAATTTAATATAAATTACCAATATTTAAGACCTCAATTATATTCAGAATATGATGTAATGGATAATGATGCTATTATTGCTTCTGCTTTAGATATTTTAGCTGATGAATCTACTTTAAAAAATGACATGGGTGAAGTGCTTCAAATTAGAAGTGCTAATGAAGATATACAAAAAATATTATATAACCTATTTTATGATGTATTAAATGTAGAATTTAATTTATGGATGTGGGTACGTCAAATGTGTAAATACGGTGATTTTTTCTTAAAACTAGATATAGCGGAAAAGTTTGGTGTTTACAATGTAATACCCTATACTGCATACCACATTGAAAGACAAGAAGGATATGATCCTAACAACCCATCAGCTATCAGATATAGATATGCTATGGATGGAATGGATAACCTAAGTTCAGGTATGTACCCAGTTCCTGGTTCTACTGCTGGTAATTTATCTAATGAGACGGGAATATTTTTTGACAACTATGAAATGGCTCATTTTAGATTAATATCTGATGTTAATTATTTACCTTATGGTAGATCCTATATAGAACCTGCTCGTAAATTATATAAGCAGTATGTTTTAATGGAAGATGCAATGTTAATTCATAGAATTTCTCGTGCCCCCGAAAAACGTATTTTTTATATGAATGTTGGTTCTATTCCTCCAAATGAGATAGATGCATTTATGCAAAAAACAATTAGCAATTTAAAACGTACTCCATTTCAGGATAATAAAACAGGAGAATATAATTTAAAGTTCAACCAGATGAATATGTTGGAAGACTTTTATATCCCAGTTCGTGGAAATGATCAAACAACTAAAATTGAAACTGCACCTGGATTACAATATGATGGCATCCAAGATGTAGAATATTTAAGAGGTAAATTATTTGCAGCACTTAAAATTCCTAAAGCATTTTTAGGATATGAAGAAGATATTGAAGGTAAATCAACATTAGCCGCTCAGGATATTAGGTTTGCTCGTACTATTGAAAGACTCCAAAGAATAATACTATCAGAATTAAATAAGATTGCTTTAGTACATTTATACACTCAAGGTTATACAGATGAAACTTTAACTAATTTTACATTACAGATGGCTAGCCCATCAATAGTATTAGAACAAGAAAAAATTGAATTATTAAAATCTAAAACTGAGTTAGCTGGTACTATGTTAGAACAAGGTTTAGTACCTTCAGATTGGATTTATGATAACGTATATCATTTTAGTGAAGATCAATATGATGAATATAGAGACTTATCTAGGGAAGATGCTAAACGTAAATTTAGAATAGCCCAAATTGAAGCAGAAGGAAATGATCCCGTAGAAACAGGTAAATCATATGGTACACCTCATGATTTAGCTTCATTATATGGTAAAGGAAGAACAATGTCAGATCCAGGTAATGTACCTGATGGTTATAATGAAGATGATCCTAAATTAGGTCGTCCACAAGATACAATTACTAGTAGAAATAAACAAGATTCTAACTTTGGTAAAGACAGATTAGGAGTTGCGGGTATGAAAAATAAAGATAAAAATGATTCTGATTCTATACGTAATAATTTTAAAGGTGGTAGCCCATTAGCTCTTGAAGGTGCTAAAGTGTCATTTTTAAAAAATAAACAAATATTTGAAGCTTTAGATAAAAAGAATTTAGTATTTAAGTCTGATAAAGATAATACTTCACTATTAGATGAAAACCAATTAAAGAAGTAAAATACTTTACATATTTATAAATAAATATATTTTTTGATGAAAATAAAACACTCAAAGTACAAAAATACAGGAATATTATTTGAACTGTTAGTACGTCAAATTACCGCTGATACACTTAAAGGTGGTAATTCACCTGCAATAGATATCTTAAAAGAATATTTTGTAAATACTTCTTTAGGTAAAGAATATAAATTATATGAATCTATACTTAAGTCTAGAGTAGTAACTGAAGGTAGAGCTACATTAGTAATTAATACTATATTAGAGGCATCAACTAAATTCAATAGAAAGTCTTTAAAAAAACAAAAGTATAATTTAATTAATGAAATTAAAAAACATTATAATCTAGAATCTTTTTTCGGTTCTAAAGTAATAAATTATAAAGAATTAGCTGCTTTATACACGTTAATAGAAAATATTAATTTAAACTCTATTTCTAACCCTACACAATTAGTAGATAATAAAATAACTTTATTAGAGCATTTAACTAAAAAAGAATTAACCCAAAACTCTAAACAAACAGTACTCGAAGAATTTTCAGCATATGATAAGGATATAAGAACTTTAACTTATAAAGTATTATTAGAAAAATTTAATGACAAATATGATTCATTAACTAATTCCCAAAAACAAGTACTCAAAGAATATATTAACTCAATAGATTCAACTCCAGATTTAAGAAATTTTTATAATATTAAAATTAATGAATTAAAAAATATTTTAGTTAAGGAAATAAAAAATATTAAAGATAAAGTTACAAAGGTTAAAATTACTGAAGTATCTAAATTTTTAACTGAATTAAAGAAAACAGATAAAGTTGGAGATAATAATTTAGTTGATTTGTTACGTTATTATCAATTAGTAAACGAAATACAAATAGCAAATGGCATATAAGTATAAACTTAAAGAAATAGAGGTAGGTGATACTAAGGTTACTGGAGGTGTAAAATCTGTAGTTACCGATATAGACCCTGAAACAGGTGCTATAACTTGGTCTGTTGACTATATTCCTAATTTAACTAAATTAGTTGAAGACTCTATGGAATTAGCTAATACAGCAAAGGGTGTATATCAAAAAGCTAAAGGTGATAAAAAATTCTTAGACATATATGAACAAGCAAAACAACTAAGAAATACAATTCGTACCCATGTTAGAAATAACTACCCAGAAGATTATAAAAAAGCTATTTTTGAAGAAGATGTAGATGAGGTATCTATGTCGGGTGCAGCTGGTGCTTACTTAACACCCTATGCATTTAGAAAAAAAGGATCTAAATCTGATGATGAAGCTTATAAAAAATTAGGCTATAAAGTAGTAAAAGAAAAAGCATTACCTGTAGTTAGAAAAAAATTAGCAAAGGTACCTAAGGCAAAAAAAATAGCATCCAAATATAGAATGAAAATGCCCTCAGGACTAGTTAGTACCTTAGGATATACAGTATCTGAAGATGCTACAAAATCAGCAAATATACATAAACAAGGACAACATCCCGGAGAAGATTTAGGCCCTGGACCAAAAGCAGGAGATGAAGGTGTTACTGATAGTGCTTATACAAAACAATTTAAATATAAATTAGTCCCTAAAAACAAAGATGGTACTTATGTACAGAAAGGTTCAGGAATGATAGTTAAAAATTTATTTTAATATGTATAACCGTAATATTAAAGAACAAGAAGATAAAGCAGCTAAATTCCATAAGGAACGTATAGAAGCTTTTGATAAATTAGAAGCTAGATTTGATGATATTAAAAAATCAATCAAATTAGCTAAAATAGAAACTATAAAATATTACAGAAATAATCCAGAAAGTTTTTCTGTTGTAATAGGCACAGATATGCTAAATGATTACTTTAACGATATAGAAATATTATTACAATAACACAATTATGAAACACACACCAAATCAATTATTCGAACAACTTTCTAAAGAATTTACTTCTAAAAAAGAAAAAGAAGTAATTAACGAAGAATTAGGTCAAATAGTAACACTAAAACCTTTAGTACAAATGGAATCTTCAATAAAAGAACCATTTTGGACTAAATTCGAAAATTTCTTAGCTGAAGGTGGAACTTTAGATCCTCTTGTTAATAATGAAGATAAAGTTAAGTATAATTCTAAGGAACAAGATGAAAAAATTAAAGCTGATCCCAAATTAAAGTTCGAAATGGACAATAAATTAGGTGGTTCTTACAAAGTATCAGATGCTGTAGAAAATATTAATTCCCATAATTATGATTATGATCCTAAAGTAGAGAATATTAATAATGTTAATGCTCAAGAAGTATTAAGTGGTGTTCAATTAGAAATTAATTATAATAAAGAATTATCTTTAGATGAAGCAATGGAATTAGCTGTTAAAAATTTAGCTAAAGACCCATTACATTATGTAAAAGAAGGACAATTTGGAGTTCAAGGTTTAGGATATAAAGAAGGAAAACAACAACAAAACGATGGCGAAAGTTATGGTGGTAGTGGATTTAGTACTAAATTAAAAGATGGTGGGGATTCTATGGAATTAGTAAAAGAATCTAAAGAATTAGTTTTAGAAGCATTTGGTCAAGTAGTATCATCAGGAAACCCAAATTCATTAGCGGCACAATCAGGAAATCTTATTCGTCAAATGATGGCTGAAAAAGAAGAAGAGACAAAATTACCTATGGATGAAATGGAAGATGAAGGTACAGCTGTATCTTATTCAGATACTACATCAGAAGCTGCTAAACCAGATTTTATGGATATTGATGGTGATGGTGACAAGGAAGAATCTATGAAAAAAGCAGGTAAAGATATGAAAGCTAGAAAACCTAAAAAAGAAACAATAGATACTAAATTAGCTGAAATAGGAAAAGAAGCTGAGAAAGTAAAAATGGAAGCTCAATTAGACTATTTACATGACCATATTCAAGAAAAAGCAGATAGAATTAGTTCAATCCAAGAAGATGAAAATCTTAGTGAATTAATTGACAAGACGAAAATGAAACAAATGCAGAGAGAAATCAAAGATTTGGAAAGAAAGAAAATGAAAATGGAAAGAATCTACGAAAAGTCTTGTGGATCAAAGTATGCTAAAAAAGAAATGGTAGGTGAAATGGATGCTGTGAGTTGGAATGATAAAAACAATCCAACACGTGGTGCTGCAGGTGAAAGAGACCCTAAAAAAGTAGGTAAATCAACATCGGCTTATGCTATTAATGAAGTACTTTTTAAAATGGATAATAATAAAGCTAAAGAATATTATAAACCTTTAGCTGATGTAATTAAATCTATGGGGTATGAAACTAATCTTAAAGCAGAAAACCCAGGTTCAACACAGAGTATTGATTCTTTACCTCAGGCGTTTTTATATTATAACACAGAATTACCTACTGAAGAGGAAGGAGTTCATAAAGGAAAAGATGTAAGTTTAACTTCTTTAAAAGGAGGTCCTAATAGTGTAAATAAATTTATGAGTGATGTAGATCCTCATCCGGAAGACACAAAAAAGGAATACGATTTTACCGTAAATGGAGGGGAATATTATGCTAAATCACAAGACGTTTTAAAAAGATTAGAAAATGCTATGGGAGATTCAGTAGATGCTGATCCTATAAAAAAATTAACTAGTACTTTTACATCAAATAAAGACTTTAAACCTGTTACTTATTATAAAATGATAATGTTTCCTAAAAAACA